CCTCTCTCTAATTTATACTGATCTATCTTCTGCCAAACTTTAGACATGGTGTTTAAAAAGGCATCCTCTGCAAGCTCAGTGTCCTTGAGAATGAGAAAACAATGATTGGAAACCCCGGGTTTGAGACGATTAAAAAGATCCGCAAAGGATTTGTCGGTTTTTTTGCTGATAAAATCTTCAGCTAATTTTTGAATGTTGGTTTCCTTAGATTGCTGCATGTGAACTTAAATTTGGTTAAGGTTAGATATTTTTACAATTTCGATACCTGCTTCAAAAAGAAATTGAAGAGACTCAGGTTTTCTATATAATTCATTAAAAACTACTCTTTTAATTCCTGATTGAATAATTAACTTAGAGCATTCGTAACAGGGTGATAGTGTTACATATATTGTAGATCCATCTGAACTTTGGGTGCTTTTGGCTAATTTAGTAATTGCATTGGCCTCTGCATGTAAAACATACGGTAAAGTCGTCATATCTTGATCTTCACAAATATTAGGAAATCCTGTGGGTGATCCGTTATAACCGTCAGATATAATAGATTTATCTTTTACCATAAGACACCCGACTTGCATTCTTTTGCAATGTGAATTTTTTCCCCAGATTGAAGCCATTTTTAAATAGATCAAATCATTCCTAAGTAATTTCTGGTTTTCGTGTAGAGTTAATAGTTCAGGATTGAGATATTCAGAATTATCCCATTTGATAGTTTTGAATCCATCATTTTTGTTGTGGGAGATCTTCCAGTTGTTTACATCAATGAGTCCGGATTCTAAAATGTTAAAATCTAGAAAGGTACTAAAGCTTCCGGTTGATAGTGAGATTTCCATACTGTGAGAATTTTTACAAATCTAGTAAAAATAAACGGGAAGAAAAAATCAAACATTAACAATTTTTAAACGGGTTGATAATCAATGTTATATTCTTCTAGAGTCGGGTCTAAATGGGGAATCCAACGGAGAAACAGTAAGTGGACCTTCTAACAAAGATGCAATTCTAATAAGAGCACCTTTAATATCATTTAGATCATCTGAACTTATACCCTTATTATCTGTTGGGGTAGAAGAGGTCTTTTCTGATTTTTTAGAAGATTGATTAGACTCCTGTTGTTTAGATGGTGCTGCCTGGGGTGGTGTACTTTTTGGTGCAGTCTGAGTAGGTGTATTTTTCTCGGAAATACTAGATTCTGGTTTAATTTCAGGTTTAGGTGGTATAGGAGAAAGCTTACTAATATTCTTTTCCATATTTGCTTTAGGAGCATTTTGAGATGATCCTTGTACTTCAGCTTCGCTTTTAGCAACAGATTTTTCTGAAAGTTTACCAATTCCTTTTTTTGCTAAAGATAAAACCCCACCTAAACCAGTTTTTTCGGCAACTCCTTCTGTTATCCTGCCAGCACTAGAAGAGATCTTAGAGAATAGAGAAGATTCTTTTTTCTCTACTTCAGGTTCTTTAACAGATTTTTTCAAATCGGTTTTAGCTGAAGTGAATTCAGCTTTTTCTTCAGTCTGAGGTTTCTTAATCTCACCAGATTCCGTCTTTTTTAAGAGGATCATTTTCTCAGCTTCAAGTTCAGCCTTAGCAATTCCCAGTTCATTGTATTCTTGGGGAGGGAGTTTTTTCTTTATCTCCTCTGAAATTCTTTGTTTTTCTTTAAAATCTTCAAAAGTTTCTTCCCCACCTCTTTTTTCCTTAAGCTTACTTCTCTCCTCCCTAATCATATTAAATTCAGCATCAATCCTTTTTCCAGCTTCTGCATCTAAAGCTTCCAGTGATTGTAAATATCCACTAATTTTTTCTAGTGTTTTGCTAATTTCAGGATCTTTGTCATCTGCTAGAGCCAGATCCTCTTCGTAATTATCAATCAGTCTATATAAGCTTATTTTTTTACCATCGTTAGATAAAATTCCCCTATCTCTACTTGATATTGAACCAGTGACATTTATTGAATCTCCATCCTTAAGTAATCCTGATAGTTCGGGAACTTTTTTTAAGCCTTCTATTAAATCTTTAGTGTTGATTGGGATAACTCCAGCACCTTTAGGGAGTGTTACGATTTCTTTACCGTTCTCTCCTACTATATAGTTTCCACTTTCTTTGGCCACTCCTCCGTTTTGGAAAGATCCTTTAACTTGTTGACTTTTGAAATCAAAATTTTTAAGATTCTGATTTTCTAAGGCTTCTGTCATTTTAGAAAGAGATTTAGACATCTCTTTAATATCTTTGGAAAACGTGGAAAAATCATTAGATATTGAATCCAATTGTGCATTTTTATCGGAACCTATTTGTCTATTCTTTTCCGATTTTTTTTGTGTTTCTAAAAGTGATTCGATACCCTTGTTATTTGCTTTCAGAGAATCATTAACAATATTAAGATTTCTGCTAAGGTCAGCTATTTGTGATATTAATTTCTGGTTGTTGTCCATTTGTAAAAACAAATTTACTTTATATATTCAGGAATTAATTACCCTTACTAAAGCTGAAAAGCTGCTTCAGTCCACTTTTTGCTTGGGTCTCGGCATTTTCCTGTTCGATAACTTTATTTAGTTTATCTATCCATATTTGGTATTCATAGAAAGGTATATTTTCAACCCATTCTGGATCCAGTCCATGTTCATTCCAAAGCCTAAATTTTACATCAAAAAAGTTCTCCAAAGATATCTGTAATAACGAAAAGAGATCTGAGCCCTCCGGGAAAGGTAATGCTAGCGGTGACCTCCTTCTCACCGCAAGTTGGACATTCTAACTTAACCTCTGATTTCGTTCCTAGTTTAATTCTTTCGGACAATTCAAAATATAAACTATATTCTTCTTTGCTCCAAAAATTATCAATTTCTCTCATCTTGCCTAATATCCTATTGAAATCAAGATCTCTCCAATCACTAAATAAAAAAGGAGCTATAGAAATAAACCCATCATCAACTTCTATCTTTCTTTTAGAACATTCGGAGATAAAAGATGTTATCTCCTGATTTACACCAATAGAAGGAATGTAAACGTTGATGCTTTTACCTAATTTTTTAGGACTGAAAGTAAAGCATCTTGTCTGTTCGTCATAATACTGAAGGATTTTAGGGTCAATCTCATAAGAGTTAAGTACCCCAGTTCTTAATTCTATTCCGGCAGAGAAAGGACAATCTGGAAGTTCCTTACATTTTTTATATGGCTTAAGAATTATCATATTCTCGCCCTTGGTAAAAGTTAGGTCTCTAATAGCCAGAATAATAAAAAATCTATCTTCTTGTTTCAAATCTTTGTAAGAAACAACACCTTCTCCTAAAAATTCCATCTTGAAACATCTTTCGAGGACATATGATAATTTTTCCTCTATGTCCAAATTGTCAGCATCGTCGATAGTAGAGTAATGTCTAATTTCCTTTACCTCCGCAGCTCTTATTGCTATTTTGGTTCCATTCGGATAAAACATTCCCATGGAAGGTAAAAAAGAAATAGGTATGTTTTTCCATCCTAAATTTGATGCTGGCGCGTTCATAGCAACTTTCTGAGACTTACCAAAGGAGTTTGGATAATTTTGCTGTACAGGCTCAGTTTCGGGTTGTATTAGATCAGATTCAGAAGGAATCTGATCGTTGGGTACGTAAGCTCCTGTTGATTTACTCTCCAGTGATTTAATTATAGATTGAGGTGGATCTTCGGTTTGAGGTATATTATTAATTGGATCAGATCCCTGATCATTTGGGATTGGATCATATTCAATCCCTCCATCGAGTTCTTTTTTTCTCAGTATTTCTTCAGGAGAAAAGTTTTGCATAAAGTCCATAATACAGAATTCTGTTATTTTATATTATATAACAGAAAACAAAAAAAGAGACAAATTAATTTGTCTCTTTTTATAATTTTTATAGATACTATCTTATAGGAAAAGATCCTCCCAGTAATCACATATCCAAGACGTACTGACTGTGTATATAGCAGGGTTTTCGTAATCTAGTTCCATTGGATTTATATCCTCACTTAAAAAACAAGAAGGAATTCTGATTCTTCTGAAAACGTCTCCCCTTTTATTAAAAATACATATAACCATAGATCCAACATAATCTGTCTTAAGCCCCATTGCACCAGTTAATGGATTGTATATTAAGTCACTCCATTGTCTTAATATCTTGTATGTCGTCATCGAATTTGCATCGTTCAAGTTAACTTCAAATTCCATAGTGAGTGTCATATCGGATGTTGAAGGTTCTCCTCCAGCATATCTCCTTGTGGCAAACTTATAGTTTTGCTCAACATTAGAAGCCGGAAGAATATCAACGGCTAAACCTGTAATAGATTTCACCTGTTGGGTTAAAATAGTCTCACCTTTAAATGTTGTGCTGGAATCTGGAATTCCAGGTGGTGTGTTTATAATGACCTCAAATTGGTTTAGATAAACAGGTTCAAAGTTGTTTATCGCAGCTCTCGAATTTGTAAAATGTGGTAAACCTGCCATTTAGTTTCAATCTTTTTTTATAAGAATAGATCTTCCCAGTAATCAACCGCCCAAGTCATGTCATCTATTTTATAAATGTCAGTCGAGGTGTAATTTAGATTCATAGGATTAACAGGCTTTGTTGGGTAACAATCTCTGCAAGTTATCCTTCTGAAAACATCTCCCTGTTTATTATAAATAGAAACAACTAAAGTCCCTACATAATCGTTCTTTAATCCCATTGCACCGGTTAAAGGGTTATAGATCAAATCACTCCATTGTCTTAAAGTCTTAAAAACATACATTGAATTGTCATCGTTCAAGTTAACTGTAAAACTTAAGCTTAGATCCATATAAGTATTATCCGGTTTAGATCCTGCATAGTTTCTTTTAGCGAATTTATACTTCTGAGTAACTAATCCAGGATTCTTATCCAAAGATAAGCCACTTACTTTGGTAACATGCTGTAAAAGTATCTCTCCTCCCAAAACAGCCGCTGGTGGTATAACTGTTACCTCAAACTGGTTGAGGTAAACAGGTTCAAACCTCTTGGTTGCAGAGAGTGAGTTCTGATAATGTGGTAATCCTGCCATATTCTTTTATATTTATCTTTTATCTAGAAATTGATCAAAATTTACACGAATTGGATAAATCCTCCAGAAGAGATTCCTCCAGTTCTTGTAACTGTAATTCTATTGATGAATTTCTGTATTCCTCTTGCAGGTTCAATAATAACATCTATTACACCCATATTCATATCGATAATTGCTGGTGTGTTATTAGAAGCATCCATGATTGTTTGGTATTGATAAATGCCTCCGCCTGCTCTTACACCGTCAAGATAATTATCAACCAAAGTCTTGATCTCGAGTCTAATACTATCCTCGTTGAAATCAAAGAGATAGTTAGATAAAATTGTTTGAACATCGGTTTCTACACTAATAAGCAAATCTCTAACGTGTACAAGATTGAAGGCTGAATTCACTTGTTGGTAAGCTGTTTGATTACCGAAAATAACCACTCCAACTCCTCTTCTCTTGATAATTGGATTAATACCAAAAGGTTCAAGATTTCCTCTATCTTCGTCAGTGAAGTCATATTCTACACCTACTATATTTCCGCCTCCACTTAATATACCTCTTTTCTGACCTGCTATGATAGCATAAGGTTCTCCGTTTGCGAACTTTCTAACGAAATTATTAGAAACCATCGCTGATGGGGGAACGTTTATATTTCTGTTAGTTTCTCTGATCGTAATATAAGGAGAATAGAAAGCTGCAAATTTAGATCCTTCTTCTTCAGAAGGTAAGCTAAATGTATAGCTTGGATTTAATGAGAGATTACCTCCGTCTACGATATAAGAAGTATTCAAACTAGGGTACGGATTAGCTGCGGTAGGAGCATTAGTAAATCTAGGATCTGTACTTGCCTGGAACTGAGCCATTGAAGGAGCATTGATTAATGCCAAAGCCTGTTGTCTCAATTTAGCCAGTCTTGAAAGCTGATACTTCGAATTAGGAAGAATCTGTCCAGAGAAAGTGTCAACAATATATCTAAATGAAATAACATCCTTGGAAGCAAGTGTTTTAGCTATATTGGTGTCATACATGACATTTAATATCTCAGATATTCTAGCGTCACTTCCATTTGGTCTGTGACTTTCTTTCATTGTAAATCCTGAAAGATATGTAAAATCAAAAGATCTAGTAAACTGAGCTATCGATTGGAATTTTTGAACTCTGAATCCAGTTCCTGCGCTTGAATAGAATAATACAGGTCTTGAAGAAACCACTCTATATTGTCCTGCTGTTGTAGTTTGGGCTACTACAGTAATTTTAGACAATCTGTTTTGCTGATTTCCTGAAGCTGGAACGCAGATATCAAGATCAGTGGAAACTACCAAATCTCCAACAGAGAAAGGCACATTTCCATTTGAATCTTCATTTACATAAAATGAAGTTGTATCAATTCTAGTACATTCTATGAAAGAATTTATAGATCCTTCTTGTGAGATGATGTCGAATTTCTGAGAAGATACAGGTGAACCTATATTATCAGAAGCATACATCGTAGCAAAGTTTGCTATATTATTTATAGTTGTTTCGGATAAAGAAACATTGGTATGAGATCTAACATTCACGAAATCAAACTGATCTCTATCAACTCCTGCCTCAAAACTTAGGTAATTAACACTAGATCCTGAAGAGTTCAACCAAACTAAATCACCATCTGCAATCTCATCATATTTAGAATCTTGGAATAAATCTGAAGAATTATATCCTTGAAGAACATTAGAAACACCAAGTGGAGCGTTAGGTCCAGTAACACCGTCAGGGGTTGTTGCACTCACAATATCAATGTAATCAGAATCACCAAATTGATATGAATCTGTATAGAATGGTTTATTTGATCCTGAAGCACCAGTGTTATAAGAAGTAACTTGATAAACAGGGGTAACCGTAATTCCTTGTGATCTATAGAAAGAAGTATCTAAAGGATGAGACCAGAAAATTCTAAGTTCTCCGCTCACATCTTTAGTTCCTGTTACTTTCAATTTAACAAGATCAAAATTAGAAAATTGGCTTACTAAAGATCCTGTTGCTCCAGACATTCCATTAACGATACCTAAAACAAATTTTTGATCATCTGATGAGTTAACAGTTAAGAAAGTCTTGAGCTCATTTTTCTGAGTAGAGGTAACAAAATATCCTGCAGTTCCACCAGTTCCTGATGTTTGCAAATAGTGTGATCCTGCGTCATAAGCACTAGAGTCATAGGGTTCAAATGATTGATATGCAACACCAGCTGTTTGTCCAGCACCTATAGCGAATAGAGTTCCGATTTTAACCCCTGAGCTATATCCAGTAACTCCAGTAGGGCCAATAAAACCAGTAGAACCGGTTACACCTATTACGTTTTGGGTGTAGAGATAATCAGCTACAAGAACTTGATCATAACTTAAGAAATTAATTCTAGGAGTAGATAAATCCCTATTACCTGTAAGTTCATCAATTAAGTGATTACCAACTAAATCGATTTTAGAAGGATTTTGACAAATATCATCAAAAGCTTGTTCGTCAATAGCACAGAATAAACCGGTAGAAGGTGTATCATTATTAACTAATGTCTGTATGTATTGATTCACCCCATTAAGATCGACAAAATCAGGGATAATACATCCAGTGACTGAAATTACAATATTTACGTTCTGGTTAGATAAGAAGTTATCAATTTGACTCTTTATAAATCCATTCGGTGTGAAATATTGAGCCCACTCGGGATCAACAGACAAAGCAGAATAATTTGTCCAATTACCAGATACAGCGATTATGTCAATGAAATAATCAGACATATAATCATATGGGTGCATGAAAGTAGGAACGTTGTTAGCTCCGTACCAGTCTATTGCAAAAATATCATATCCTTTGAGGGGCTTCGATGAATCTGTAGACTTTCTAATAATAACACTACATGGCGATTTACCAAGATTGGTTAAGCTAAGAATTTTTCCGGTGTCAGCAACGCTAAGAGTAGCTAAAAAGTATGCAGGATCGGCATACCAAAATCTTTCTTTGTTATAGTAAGAAGAGTATAATTCATTGGTTAACACACCATTGTATTCTTCAGTATCAACAGAGAATGATCTGTAATCAACTTCATCCGGACTAGCAGACTCTAGATCGTCATTTAATTTTAAAAGATTTAAAGCGAAAACAGGACCAGCATTTAGACAGGTAAGAATAGATCTTTGGAAAAAAGATCCTCTGTTTTCTAGAGATCGGTCAATGTCACCAAAAATTGATACCATTGTAGTTGGATCTGGGATATAAACCGGTGTATTAAAAGGTCCTTTATTAGAGAACCCAACAACTAATCTGATAGTTTGAGAAGTTAAAATGACGTTTTGTGACGCGTCAAATTCGAGGGTGTAAACCCCTGATGCTCTAAACTGTGAGTAGTCTATTTTAACCTTATTTGCCATTATTGTTTAAGATATTTTTATGCTCATAGCTATATATCGAAAAAAAAATTTGAATATTTGATCCGTAAGATGTAGTTACATCAAATTGCTGAATCCGCTATAATTTTTGCCATCCTTGGTAACGGGTCCTCTTGAAGAATACGGGTCTTCGGGATCACCATTTAAATTCATCTCTAATTTTTGGATAATCAATTCTTTGTATTCGTTTTCTAGCTCATCGAACACATCACCAACCAATTGATTGAAATCATAACCATCAAAAAGGGCAGGGAGGTTAACCAAAGTCATAGCAACATCGTCGTGTCCAGTTTGACTAGAATACGTTCCTCTATTATTGAGTCCAAATGTAAAAAGCTCAGGAATTGTCCATTTTTTATCATTTATTAATATTTTTCCTTCTCTAACCAGACTTCTCAGCAATTCACAATACTTTAATTTATTCTTTTCATTATACTTAATTCCTGGCTTCATTACTTTAGATCCTTCTGAGTGTTTAGTAAATAAAAACATCTCGTCGTAATAGTCATCATCGGAAATTAGTTTATCATAAAGAAGCTCACCCTTGAAATTCATTTCAATAGCCATTTTGACTCTATCTATACCCAAAGATTTGACTAAGCCTTTTACAAGTTTAACAAGGTCCTCTAATTTAATCTCATTATCTCTAAAAATACCAATCTGAACCAATCCGAAAAAATCAGATTCATCTTCATATTCAGTCAAAGATATAATTTTATTTTTAGGTAAAGGTGTAACTTTAAAAATATTAACAACTGTAAAATCACCCTTAACTCCACCACTTATATCGATCGTTAAAACAAATTTTTTACCAGGAGAATCTGCTAAATCGAGATTAAATTTCGGATGCCACAATAAATTTTCATATTTTATATCATTATTGTGTAAGACGTCAATCTCCTTCCAAATATAATCAGTCTGATTAGCTTTAATTTTCAAAAGCTCATTAGATCCTAAAAGGAGGGAAGACGAGCTCAGAAATTGATTACCATACTCCTGGTTGAACAGCTCTTCGCTACCTAAGTTACCAATTTCTTTTTGTTTCCAAGCCTCATCCCTGCCCGGAACCTGCCACCAATCAACCCGGATGGGATTAAAACTATTTTCTCCTGTTAGTGCACCTTGATAAATCTCATGAAATTTATTCAGACCGTTAGGTGTTGATGTGATAATAATTCTAGAGACTTTAGAAGATGATACTGTTGGATAAGTTGATCTGAAAAAAGCTTCGATGAAATTTGGATTGATATGGGCAAATTCGTCCATATACAAAAAGTGAATAGTAAAACCAATACCTGAAGTTTTGGTAGTAGTTTTTGCTAAAATTCTACATCCGTTATCAAATCTCATCGACATAACATTATTCACAACCATTCCAGGTTTAAGGAAGAAAGGCAAGCCCTTTATAATCGACTTGATCTTATCCATTAATTCTTCTGCAGTGTCACCGACGTTTGCTAAAATCATGGCGTTTTTATCATGATTTAATAACAAATACCACACTAAGATAATTGAAGATGTAATTGATTTACCAACCTGTCGTGGGGCTAAAAAAACATTAAATCTGTTTGCTTGATATTCTCTAAGAACAGAAACTTGGTAGTCTCTCAATCTAATATAAGAAAGTCCCTCGTCAGTCATTACCTGACAATACTTAGAAAAGTACGTTACATCCTCAGCACATTTTTTAATCTCCATTATCTCTTCGGGAGTATATTCCCATAAGATATTTGCTCTCTTTAATTCAGGATTCTGATCATGAAAAGGATTATCAACTTCTTTATAATCCAGACCCTCCTCATCAATTCTTCTTAAAAGATCATTTACTCTTAAAGTACTCCAAACGTTACTTTCATCCTGAAGAACATCTTTTTTTCCGTCTTTTATATTATCAGAAAACATATTATTCTATTATTTCATCCTCAACAAAAAAACTCGTATCGTTATGATCATCGGGTTCAACTTCTCCGTTTCTCTGATCTAGGATTCTTTTTTGTTTGGCGTTAACAACGGCATTTTCGAAAACTTCTATTGGTTTAATATCAACGACCTCTGTTCCGAGTATACTTCGAATTCCTTCCATAATTCCTCTAGTTCCTCTCGATTTTATGCCTTCTCCAGATTGATTCTGACTTCCAGCTATATAAGAGTTGTCTTCTGATTGAGAAGGTTGCATTAGTACCCCACCTTGATGTTTCTTTTCTTCAAGTTCAGTGTTTACTTTTTTATAGTTTGCTTCCATCTTTTCCAGATACTGTTGATAATCCTTAGGCATTTGCATTATCTGTGATTGTAGTTGAGCTAGGACTTCAAAAAGTCGAGGGTGCATATTACCCAGCTCTATTTCCTCTAAGAGTTTAGTGATGGCATGCTGTGCAGATTTCATCTGGAACATCATTGCAGAAATGTTTGTAGCATCAACTTTCTTTTTTAGCTCTAATATTTCTGGGTTTCCATGTGATCCTGGATCTACATAAAATTCAGCAACTTTATCTAATAAAGATCTAGCATCAGTTAAAGCTGTTAGTTTTTCCTCAGCGAAATTCATTAATTCTGAGGTTTTCAATCTAGGTAAATCTTGGACATCTACAGTCAAAGAATCTAAAGCTTCTTCCATAATAATGGAATCTAGATTCTCCTTGATCTTTTCTTGGATTATTTTTTCTGGTTTAGGTTTTCTTCTTGGCATAAATTATCTATTTCTAGCAAACTTTGGAATATTTAAAAGTGGTTTGGCGTTATCTATAATATGGGCAAGCTGAGCATCTCTAACAACATTTTGATTTAAAACTGTTGATTGAGTATCAACATCAATCATTTTTTTGAACAATCTAATATTACTTAGCCAAATGGGTCCGGTGAAAACTTTATAAGAATTCAGCTCAGTTCCGTAAAGTGGACTATATTTATCTGTGATTTTGTCACTAGGTGCATCAAAAATAATAGGGTCAGTAAACATTCTTACCTCATCATGGAGTTTTTTAAGTTTACTAGATTGCTCATTAGGATCAACAGGATCATATGTTAAGCCCCATACAGTGGCAGCTATTTGTTTATAAATGTTTGAAACATTCACAACAACGCCATACCAATCTCCAAATTCTGGTGTAAACTGGAGTCCAGAATTTATAATGGTATTATTCAATCGAATCACTAAAGAACCTTGTCCCAAGAAAGGATTTGTGCTTTCGTCCATTACACCAGAATGTATAAGATCGACACGAATACCCTTAATATTACCATCGGAGTCTTCATATAAACCGCTAATTAAATTTCTACTTTGGGCTTTTTGAACTTTCCATACTATAGTTCCCTGAGAGAAATTTGTAGAATTATTCTTTACTTTAAATCTATATTCATCAATAACATCAAGGACTTCATATCCGCCAGAATGCAATTTATCACCTTTTACTGCTACGTAGCCTTCAGGATTAGAAGCGTAAGACTCCCATTTTTCCAGTCTGTGTCTTTGTGGATATGTGCTAAAATAAAGATAATCTGAATCTGAACTTTCTAACGTTGCATTTAAGATAGGATATGGTCTTTTTACCATTTTAGTATTGTCATAAAAATCTCTTAAGCTAAACCAACAAGTAAAAGCTAATTCCTCACTAGATGTTAACTTTGGTAAAGATTTATATTTTACACCAGTTTTATATCTTCTAGGATCATATTGAAACTCCGAAACATCATAGAACGCTTCAGATAAATCGTAATAGTTATTTAATACTATGGTCCAGTTATTATTTAGATCATATCCGATTATCGGAAGATCCTCATAAATATAAGATCTAATAGGATCCTGTGACATTTGAGTTATTGTCGTAGCATATTGTTGGGGTTTAGAAACCTGGATTTCTTCAGATCTTGTTTCTTCGCCAAACAATTCAGAAGTTGTTAAAGCAATACCATCCAATTCCTCTTTATAAGCAGGATCCTGAAAGAATGTGTTACTTCTAGGATTATATTTTTGGAGTTCCATTTTAAAATAAACAGGAGCGTTCATAAAATCTCTAAATAAATATGTCGAGTTTATTTCATAAATTCTGTTAGTAAGTGGAAAGTAAATAATATCACGTTTTCTAGGCTGTGATCCCCTACCGAAAATAGTTTCAAAGTATCTCTTATCAATCTGAACTTCGAACGGAGAATCGAAATTAAGTCCAAAGGGATCAAAGTTTATTTTATTATCAGGAAATTGGTTCTGTGGTACCATTACCTTAATACACTTTTCAGAAACTACATTGAATAATGTATACTCTTTGAGTATTACATCTTTGCCCCTTGCTTGAGGCTGTATTGAATAATAATTTACATCCAATCCAAAAACCCTGTTAACCATTTTACTCAGATCTTGATATAAATTTAGTGCTCTATTTACAGCATATGGATTAAAAGTAAAATTACAATCTGAAAATATAACTGGTCTATTTGAAACCTCATTAGAGCAAATAGCAACTGGTTTTTTTATAATCTTTTCGGGGGTTGGTGCATACTCGAGATCTAGATCAAAATTTAATATAGTTACATTAGGATCTATTGGTTCATCAGTTTGATATATTATAGTTCCATCATTATTTACAAGAACCGAGGTAAATCTAAACTCTGGATAAAATTTATTCTCTGGATCTAGTGATATTTCAAAAAGCTCCGAAAATTCATTAGTCAATCCACCCTTAGCAGTACCAACATTTGTCCACAAAGACCAAGTGATTCCGTCAATGCTGTATCTAAAATCAATTGCAATATCATTTGCATCTGTAATAGATCCATAATCTAAACTAGATCCTGTATCTATTATCCAGCCATTAAATTTAGTAACATACTCAAATGAAGAATCCCAGCTCAGAACTCTATAATTTCCAATATATGTGAAATTCAGAGCGCTTTCTAACTGTTCTAATCTTATAGCGTAATATTCGGGGGTTTCACATGGTTTATAATAGGTAACTCCCTTTATAACTACAGTGTGATATCCACCACAACCTATCTGAAGAGATCTAGCCTTAGCGGCATCGATGGTCGAAAACAGATTATCAACCGATGATTCTTTTATCTTTTCAGTGTTCTGCAGTCCATCGTGGTATTCATATCTTTGATCAGTCAAGTTGTACTGCTCACCATTCCCGTTATAAACAGGATTACCTTCTTTAGGAAATTTATCTTCAGGGTAAAAACTCATCAGTGTTTTCTTTTATTTATATATCCCTGAACGATTTATCAGGTCTTATAAAGTATTTTTCCAGAAATTTATTTGGCGAAACACCTGATAAGGAGTGATTACCTTGGTACACTCAAAGTGTCTATCAGTATCTTTATGTACGGGACACCACATCCAATCTCCACGGTCGAAAAAATACTGGGGATTGTTGAAACAGCCATTGCACACAGACTCATCTATGATTCTGAGAGTTTTATCGCTAAACTCACAAAAAGGTTTACTAAAACCAGAGATTAAAACAACAGGAACATCTAAACTCCATGCTAACCAAGAAAGTCCAGATCCGATTCCAATGAAAAAATCACAATTAATCAAATCATTTATTCTTTCGCTTATGTCAATATCACCAGTTTTATCAACAACATCCAATAGATGAGTTGGTTGTTTTTGTATCACGTTAACAACATACCCGGATTGGGTCAAAAGATTAATTAGCTCCTGCCATCCATTCGGATTATTCCAATGCTTAGCTGCAGCAGTTGATTCGGTAGCTATACAAACATTTTTAGTTTTCTCTGTGGGTCTTTTACCTGTTGATTTTATTCTAGGCTTGATTTCACCCAAATATTCAACACCTAAAATATCAGAAGCAACCTTTTGAAGCGGGACTGTTCTAGGATCTATCTTATGCTTATTTGGATCTGCTTCATCATACCAGCCAACACCGATAAGAACATCAATGTCATTTTCTCTGTATCCTGGATATTTTAAATTAAATCCAGGATACTGATCTTCAAAAAGATCATTCCAAAAAGTAGTAACAGTTGCATTAGAACAATTATGAGTCTCAATAAATTGATTGACATAGGGGATCCAAGCTAAGGTGTCACCTAATGAAGAACTTTCAATCGCAATTAAAACCTTTCCTGATTTTATTTTATCAAAGAGGTTAAATTTTTTTACTAACGCATCTTTATTATCATAAACTAAAATATCAAGGTCTTCAATCCATCTTCTAAATGCTAAAGTATAAATTCCGGTTGAAATTTGATCAGTGTGTAAAATTCGACCAGATTTTTCGATCATATAGACCTTATAAGGTTCTCTCATAAAGTCACCAAATTCAATAGTTACTTTTGGTAGATAATCAAAACAAATTTTGATTTTTATTTTATTACTGAAAATGTGATTATCAGACTTTTCAATGTCATTATAAATTGAAATTGACGATTCGTGGATTATCATAATTCTTCTTAATTTTTTTCACGAACCCTAAAATTTCTAGAATTTTAAAGGTATTTTTTTCCATATCGGGTGTTAAAAAAGAAACGAGTGGATTATTTTTATACTCATCCTTGTAAGTGTGAAGATCGTAAATCATACATGGCAATTTAAACGATAGTGATTCCTTTATTACCAGTGGATTTAATTCGAGTTTAGAGGTGAAAACAAATAGATCTGCTGCCTGATAAAATAATTCTACATCGCTTCTTTCTCCCCAAATCCTACAGTTAGTAGGAATTTCTTTCATCAATTCGGACCAATAAGATCCAAAGTTAGGAGCTTGGTTACCAACAAAGTGAAATTCTATTGGAAGTTTCTCTAGTGATCTAGCATATTCAAACAGTTCACCTTGATTTTTACCAGGTGTAAATAAGCCAACATTAACAACGTGCTTTATCTTCGGGTTGAGCCCGATCTTTTCTAAACTTGCCCTTTTATCTATCTTTTTATGTTCTATTGGATATTCCAATATTTCAGAAGGTATATCTAGTATTTTGAATTTTTCTTCTATCCACCTGTTAACCATGATGAATTTATCAGGTTTGAACGTCTTAATCGAAGGCTCATATGTCGAGCTGTGACAGGTTTCGCAGATGAAATATTTTCTGTCAGGATGATAGATTTTTTTGAGAATATTTAAATCTACAAAAGTTTCAGGTAATTCCTCAAAGTGTACTACATGTGGATCTAACTTTGATATTATCTCAACTAGACGAGATTTATCGTTATCTAAAGAAAAAAATCTTTCGCCAAGAATTTCTATTATTCTATTGCGTTGTACTACAAAATCCGAGCCCAAAAAACTATATTCTATGCAGTATACATCAGCTAATTTAGAAAAAATTTCTATTTTTTTAGTAAGATACTGCGGTAATCCACCAGTAGATAAATGGGGAGTTATATAAACACTTTTTATTTTGTTTGATATATTCACACTAGTCCTTATAGAAAATTCCAGTTTCGAAATCTAATTTTCCAGTTCCATATTTTTCGATGACCTTAGCTTGGAGTCTTTCTTCATCAATTGAAATTCTTTCAGCGGTTTCGTAATGTAATTCGAGATCTTTCTCTATAATCTGTAGATCCTTTTTATAGAAAGAAGCCTGAACATTAAGCCTTCCAATTCTAACAACATTTTGGGTTAGCTCATCTCTTAGTTTTTGGATCTCTAGAATAAGATCTTCTGGTAATTTAATTTGTTCTGCCATAATTATAATATTAAAAATTTCACCGATTAAAATACAGTGAATTATACATTATAGTAGATAAGGTGGAATGTGTTTCTAATAAAAATTGGTTTGATAATACAACTTTAAAACTTCTGAAGAATCTAATATTCCTGAGTAAATGTAAAAAGAGCCGATACTTCCTCTTAAATAACTACTGCTGTCTATAGCACCCGATGATGAGGCTGCTGCAAAAAGATGATTATAATCTTCAACTCCATCGAAAGTAAAAGGAGGAGTAACTAAATTATGAACTGATCCAGAGAGAAAGCTGCCATTTATATAATAGGTAACGTCGGTTTTACCACTAGTTTTATTAAGACTTATAGTTACAACAAAATGATACCAAGCTCCTACTGTAACATTTAATATATCATCTGTAAAATTATCCTTTTGATTTATAGTATACGTAGAATAAAGTTCACCTGCATCATTAATAAAAAGTCTAAACCAGTCAGGGTTAGGAGATCCTGAACTTGCGGATAGCTGAAATATCGTATAATTAGAACCACCTGAAGGAATACTTTCAGATTTAAACCAAATAGAAATACTACACTCGAAATCATTCGTTGATACTAATGTGGATAAAACCCCACTAGGAATATTTGCATATTGACTAAGACCCACATCAAAATTAAAATAAGACAATCCCGATATTTCAGCGCCATTTTCAAGTTGTGCTGGTGATGTTGATATACCAGATAAATCATAAAAAAAATTACCAACATCAGGATAGCATCCAAGATATGTTGGATCGTATGCAGCAACCATCGTCTTGTTGTTATAAGCAATAGACGGGTAACTTTTATTAACCAAAAAATATTTATTTTGAGAGATTAGCCATTCAATAGCTTCCTGATATGTTACAAATTCTCCTTGTCTAAATCTTTCTGGTATCTTATTGATTAGATATAAAAGACTTCCCTGATCCGATGAACAAGTCCACCCAACAGGTAAAGCACTAGATTCTTCAGGTTGATAACCTTGATTGTAATCATCAGAATATAGAACGTAGTTAAAACCACCTGTTGCCTGAATTCCATTTCTAAAATTCAACTTGCCATCTATATATGGTTCTGAAAAATTCTGAACAGAAGGACCAGTTAGTCCTATAAAGACTGAACTCCAATAGGTAGTAATTAGATTTTGTCCCGAAGAAACTTGATATTTATATGCAACTGGATCTGCCATAATTATTGTATATTTTTGATTTTTTTCAAATCTTCAACTTCTTGAGAAAGTTCTTTTATTGCTTGAATTAATAAAGGTACGATTTTTTCGTATTTTACACCTTTAAATCCATTAGGTTTAGTTTTTACAGTTTCTGGTAATATCGATTCAATCTCTTGAGCTATTACACCAACATCAGGACCAGAAAATCCATGGAGTACCTTAAGGTTTTGATCGTCTTTCCAATCGAAAGTGTATCCTCCAATTTTTTGAATTTTATCTAGAGCATTTTCTATTGGTTTAATATTTTCTTTAAATCTAATATCAGATGTAGAAAAAGCAACGACGTCATTCGAAGCATCAATTCGACCAGAAACACCCGAAGCTGTAATAGATCCTACAGCTACGCTAGATGTAACTTTCAAATTAGATGTAGATATCTCGAATGTAGTGCCATCGTCAGTAGCGTTAGAATTACCTACTGTTGTAGATGATGTAAATTTAGATATAGTATTAACAGTTCCGCTTGCGCCTGCCTGACCAGATGTACCTGAAGATCCTGAAGATCCTGAAGTCCCCGAAGATCCTGATGAACCAGACGATCCGGAGCATAAACCGTTATCTATAATTGATATAGTTCCGCTAATCTGAACTACTGTTCCGTTAACCGCGCACAAAGTAACAGATTGCAAAGCAGTTAGAATATAACCAATAACCGTTCCGGGAGATCCACAGGGTTCATAATCGAAACTTGCACCGGAGTTAGCGGTTTCTGTTACTGTATAAGAGGTACAAGTCAATCCACTGGTTCCTGATGAACCGGATGAACCGGATGAACCTCTGGTTCCAGAAGATCCGCTTGATCCGGATGTACCAGAAGAACCGCTAGATCCAGATGTACCAGAAGAACCGCTTGAACCTGAGGTTCCTGAGGTTCCTGATGCTCCATCTACACCAGGAGCTCCAGCAGTTCCAGCGGATCCACTAGATCCACTAGATCCTGAAGAACCCGATGTTCCGCTAGATCCTGAAGAACCCGATGTTCCGCTAGATCCCGAAGATCCAGCAGAGCCATTAGTACCTGAAGACCCCGAAGATCCAGAGGACCCTGAAGATCCTGAAGATCCTGAAGATCCTGAAGATCCTGAAGATCCTGAAGAACCCGATGTTCCGCTAGATCCTGAAGATCCAGCAGAGCCATTAGTACCTGAAGACCCTGAAGATCCTGAAGATCCTGAAGATCCTGAAGATCCTGAAGATCCTGAAGATCCATCCGACCCGTTAATTCCTGATATTCCAGCGAGGCCAGAAGTTCCTGATGTTCCAGCTTCACCAGAAGATCCAGAGGATCCTGATGTTCCAGAGGATCCTGATGTTCCAGAGGATCCTGATGTTCCAGAGGATCCTGATGTTCCAGAGGATCC